CGGAGGGTGGTCCCAGGTTTGCAAGCTCACAGCGAAAACCGCTGACCACGCTGCGTAGCCGCACGGCTGACGTGGCATTCCTGCACAGGAGGTCACCCATGGGCACGAGGGGCCCGATCGGCAAGCGCAGCGACAAGCGCCACGGTCACCGCACGGCGGCCGAGCAGGCGCGGACGACGAAGGCGGCGGCGGGGACCAGGCCGAGGCCACCGGTGGCGGACCGGTCCTGGCACAAGATCGCCCGGGGCATGTTCGAATCCCTGAAGCGGTCTGGTCAGGCGCAGTTCTTCGAGGCGTCGGATTGGCAGACGGCCCGGCTGGCGGCGGAGATGACGTCGCGGCTGCTGACGGCGGAGAAGACGTCGGCGATGCTGCTGGCGGCGGTGGATGCGATGTGGGCGCGGCTGCTGATGACGGAGGCGGATCGGCGCCGTCTGCGGATCGAGCTGGAGCGCCCGGCCGCTGATGCCGATGAGGAGGCGGCGGTGGCCGATCTCGATGCGTTCCGGGCGCGCCTCACCGGCTGACCGCCTGGTCACCCTGCCGGAGGGCGTTCCTGATCTGACGCTGGGCTGGGGTGTGGCCCGGTGGGCGATGACGTATCTGCGCCAGCCGAACGGGCCGCGGGCGGGTGAGCCGTTCCGGCCGGTGGATAGCCAGATCCGGTTCTGGCTGTGGTGGTATGCGGTCGATGAGGCGGGGAACTGGCTGTTCCGCCGCGCGGTGCGCCGGCTGGCGAAGGGTGCGGGCAAGTCGCCGTTCGCGGGGGTGCAGGCTCTCGCGGAGTTCTGCGGGCCGGTGCGGCTGGCCGGCTTCGATTCCCGGGTGCCGGGCGGGTGCGTGGGCAAGAGCGTGGACATGCCATGGGTGCAGGTGGTGGCCACGGCGGAGGACCAGACCGCGAACACGATGCGGATGGTCCGCGCGTTCGCCCCGCGGGGCTCCCGGGTGGTCGCCGAGCATGGCCTGGACCCGGGCAAGGAGAAGTATTTCCGGGAGCCTGAGGGGACGCTGGAGCAGAAGGCCAGTTCCTTCACCTCAGCTGAGGGCGCGGAGGCGTCGTTCGTCGTCGCCGATGAGACCGAGCACTGGGTGCCGGGCAAGGGCGGGGACCGGCTGCACTCGACGCTGCTGGACAACCTGGCGAAGTCCGGGTCGCGGATGCTGGAGACGTGCAACGCGTGGGTGCCGGGTACCGACAGTGTGGCGGAGGCGTCGTGGGGCGCGTGGGTGGCCCAGGAGGAGGGCCGCACGCGTGGTGAGTCGCGGATTCTGTATGACGCGCGGCTGGCGCCGCCGGGGACGCGGCTGGAGGACGAGGAGTCGCTGCGGGCCGGCCTGGAGTTCGTCTATGACGACTGCTGGTGGGCGGACCGGCGGTCGATCATGGAGCGGATCTGGGATCCGGCGGCGTCGCCGGATGAGTCCCGGCGTAAGTACCTGAACTGGCCGTCCGCGGCGTCGGATGCGTGGACGACGCAGCAGGCGTGGTCGCTGCTGACCGGGCCGTCCGTGACGGTGGCCGGCGGGGATGCGATCGCGATGTTCTTCGACGGGTCCAAGAGCCGGGACGCCACGGGCCTGGTGGGGTGCCGGATCGCTGACGGGCATGTGCTGACCCTCGGCTGTTATGAGCCCGACCAGCGTCACGACGCCCACGATGAGGTCCCGGCGGAGATGGTGGACGGCTGGGTGGCCTCAGCGTTCGGGACCTACGAACCGGTTGGGTTCTTCGCCGACGTGAAGGAGTGGGAGTCGTTCGCCAAGATCACCTGGCCGGAGCGGTACAAGGACGATCTGGTGGTGTGGGCGGTCCCCGGGGGGAAGGACCCGCAGCCGGTCGCGTGGGATATGCGGTCGCACTCCTATGACTTCGGATTGGCGTGTGAGCTGACCGAGCGGGAGATTCTCGACGGCGCGTTCACCCATGACGGTGATTCGCGGCTGGCGCGGCATGTGGCGAACGCGCGGCGGCGGCCGAACCGGTGGGGTGCGGTGTCGATCGGCAAGGCGTCGGCGAGTTCACCGGACAAGATCGACTTGGCGGTGTGCATGGTCGGCGCACGGATGGTGCGCCGGCTGGTCCTGGCATCCAAGGAGTGGCAGCGCCGCCAGCGGCGCGTCACGGGCAAGGGGAGGGTGGTGGTGATGCGGTGATCCCCACCCCGCTTGTCCTGGATGTGGTCTGTAAGGACCTGACCGCCGCCGAGCAGGAGCAGGTGACGCGGCTGCAGTGGCGGCTGAGTGAGGATCTGCCGTTCCAGATCGCCCGCCAGGCGTACTACGACGGCGAGCAGCCGATGAAGTCCCTGGGCATCGCGGTGCCCCCGCAGCTGGAGGCTTTGCGGACGGCGGCGGGGTGGCCGGGTGTGGTGGTGGACAGCCTGGATGAGCGCCTGGACGTGCAGGGGTTCAGGTTCCCCGACAGCGTGGACGCCGACAGTGAGCTGTGGGACATGTGGACGGCGAACGGGATGGACCAGGAGTCCCAGCTCGCCCACCTCGACGCCCTGGTGTTCGGCCGCGCGTTCGCCATGGTCGGTTCGGGCCCGGATGGCCCGCTGATCACGATCGAGTCACCGATGAACATGGCGGCTGACTTCGACGCCCGCACGCGGCGGGTGACGGCGGCGCTGCAGATCTATGAGTTCTGGGGGGATCAGGCCGCGGCCCTGTATCTGCCCGATGAGACGGTGCATCTGGTCAGGCATCAGGCGCGGGCGTGGCGGCTGGTGGCGCGGGATCAGCACCGGCTGGGCATGGTGCCGGTGGTGCTGATCACGAACCGGCCGCGGACGTTCGACCGGTACGGCGTCAGTGAGATCACCCCGGAGCTGATGAGCTGGACGGACGCGGCGTGCCGGACGCTGCTGGGGATGGAGGTGGCGCGGGAGTTCTTCGGCTCCCCGCAGCGCTACATCCTGGGGGCGGCGGAGTCGGCGTTCGTGGACGCGACGGGGACGCCGACTGATGCGTGGGAGACCTACATCGGCCGGGTGCTGGCCCTGGAGCGGGATGAGGATGGGCAGACGCCGAGCGTGGGGACGTTCGCGGCGTCGGATCCGCGGCCGTTCCTGGAGATCGTTCAGGCCCTGGCCCGGCTGGTGAGCGCGAAGACGGGCCTGCCGCCGCACCTGCTGGGGTTCGTCGCCGACAATCCCGCGTCGGCGGAGGGGATCCGGTCGGCGGAGGCCCGCCTGGACAAGCGGGCCCGTCGTAAGCAGCGCAGTTTCGAGGGCGGCTGGCGGGATGTGATGAAGCTGGCCCTGATGATGGCCAACGGCGGCCGGCTGCCGGTGGACGCACACCGGCTGGATGTGATGTGGGCTCCGCCGGAGACGCCGACGCCGCTGATGACGTCTCAGGCGATCCTGGCGCAGGCGCAGTCCGGCGCGGTGCCATCGTCCTCGGATGTGGTGCTGGAGAAGCTGGGTTACAGCGCTGTGGAGCGGGTGCGGCTGAAGGCGGACCGGCAGCGGCAGGCGGGGCAGGATGCGCTGGCGCAGATCGCGGCGGCGGCGCAGCAGCATGTGGCGCCCCCGGTCCCGGCGGTGAGTGGTGGCAGCGCCGGCGGCTGAGCATCAGGCGGCGCAGGCGGCGCTGGCGGCGCTGCTCGCCGGTCAGGTGGCCCGGTTGTGGCCGCACCTGGATGTGAATGCGCTGGCGTCGTCGCTGCCGCGGTTTATCGCCACCCTGGCGGCGCTGATCGGCCAGTATGGGACGGCATCGGCGGCGGTGGCGGCGTCCTACTACGAGTCGGCGCGGCTGGCGGCCGGTGCGGCCGGGTCGTTCACTGTGCGGCCGGTGGACGCGGCGGCGCTGGAGCAAGTGGCGGCGTCGGTGAAGTGGGCGACGCGGGACCTGTGGTCATCCTCGCCGGATACGGCGGCGGCGGCCGTGAAAGTGGCCGGGGTGGCGGAGCGGCTCGCCTTGCAGCCGGGCCGTCTGACGATCGAGGGCGCGGTGCTGGCGGACCGCGCGGCGCGCGGGTGGGCACGCGTCCCGGAGGCGGGTGCGTGCGCGTTCTGCGTGATGCTCGCCACCAGGGGGGCCGTCTATCACTCCCAGCGCACCGCGTCGGTGGCGTCCGGCCGCCGCGGCACGCAGGCGGCGGGGGAGCCGTACCACGATCACTGCCGGTGCCATGTGGAGCCGGTGTTCACCGCCTATGAGCCCTCGGCGCAGATCCGCCAGTGGCAGGCGCTGTGGGAGAAGTCCACGGCCGGGTATTCGGGGAAGGCCGCGATCGCGGCATTCCGTCAGGCGCTCGGCCACAATTAGCCGCCGCACGGCGGCGAGAACCGTCCGCACGGAAGGTTGCACCCATGTCAGAAGCACAGCCGGAGCCGGTACAGGACCCGCAGGGGACCGATCCGGATCCGCAGCCGGAACCGTCACCGGAACCGGACTGGAAGGCCCAGGGCCGCAAGTGGGAGGCCCGGGCGAAGGAGAA